GCTGCTGTTTTTTGACCAGTGTCAATTGGAGTTGGGGTCGGAACAGCACCACCAAGTGGTTGTGGTGCTTGGCCACCTGGGCTTGGTTGTCCTGTTGGAGGTGTTGGTTGTGGTGCTTGGCTACCTGGGCTTGGTTGTCCTGTTGGAGGTGTTGGTTGTGGTGCTTGGCCACCATCAGTTTGTCCTTGTGGTTGTTCAGCTGGTTTAAGTGTTACTGGAACACCATTGGCTTTGAATACCGTGTCTACTACTTCAGGATTAACGCCTGCGGCTTGTAGGATCTTTTCAATTTCTACTGAGTCTGTTGGTCGTCCTGCTTTTTCCCAGGCTTTTTGTAGTGTGCTGCCTGTGACTTTAGTAGTTGCGGCATGAGCTAAATTACCTAAACCTTTACCTACTGCACCTACTGCTTTACCTGCAACATTTTTGATCGCTGATCCAGCACGGCTTAACATGCCTGGATTTTTAGGTGCAGTATCAGGTTGAGCAGTTTTCGCTCTATTGCTGGTAAACACTGTTGGATCATCTGCTGGTTTATCTAATGAGGCAGCATCTGCGGCTGGCTTAGATTTAAATTTGTCAAACAGGCCTTCGTTCAACACTGCACGGTCTACAAGACGGCCTTCACTTAACATCTTGTTATTTAGGCGTTCTACTTTTGAAAACAATGCCATGACATAGGCTTCTGATAGTGTTTTACCTTTAACTACGCGACTTTCAAAATTGGCATTCTGTGCCATTTGAGCCATTTCAGCTTGAGCTAATTCTCGAGCTGACTTCATCGCAACGCTAGAACCACCACCTTTGAAGGCATCCATACTAGTTTTAGCTATATCTTGAACATTACCTGCAGCGGCGCCGGTTAAGCCTTGCTGTTTAGCGTAATCCATTATTACTTTATAGGCTTCTTTGTATCCAGGATCGTTTGGGCTAAGATTTTGATTGTTATATATGATATCCCCTACAAGTTTTCCATTTTTGAAATGAGCACTTGTTTGTCCTGTGGCGGTACTATACCATGATACATCTCCGGTATTAGTTCCTGGATTAAAAGTATTTTTAACTATGTCACCAAGTTTACTTGCACCATACGCTAATAATCCAGTTTTTGCACCACTGTAGGCTGCGCTTGAGAACTTCTCACCTTGTAGAAGTTTGTCTGTCATTTTTAGTAAACCAAGTGCGGCTGCACCACCAGCACCAGCACCACTGATACCTGCGGCACCAATAAGTGCGGCATAGATAAATGATTGTGCTATTGGATGTTTCTTAGCGAAATCTCTATATTTCTGGACATATTGCATAACACCTTGATCACCGCCTGTGGCTTGTTTTAACTTCTCAGCGGCTTGATCATACATAGCATCAATATTTTTAATAGGACCACTGTTGGCAACTTTTGTTTTAAGATCGTTATAGGCTTTCATCACAGCTGATCCAGCGTCAACACCTTTGCCAACTAGCGTGCGGTTACCTTTGGCTTGATCGATCTGTTGGAATAGTTGTTGTATCTGGTCAGCAGTTAATTGTGCTTCGTAGATAGCACGACCTGCTGATTCCCATAACATCATGCTAGATGTTGCTTCTTTATCTAATCCTTCGTAGAGTGCCAGTCTCGCCCATTCTGTAGTTTTCATGCTGCACCCCCTAGTCGTTGTTCTATTTCAGCTTTCAATGCTTGTAATTGTTCAAGGGTAAGTCCGCTGATATCGGGACCAGCATCATACAGTCCTTGATTCTTCGCATCGAGATATTTGGCAACTTCTTGTTTGAGCCATTTGGTCATGCCCACTTTGTCTTTGATATTTTTTGGTAGGCCGCCAGCATCAGGCTGTGATTTACCTCCAGTATACTTGGTAAACCAATCAACCGCATCCTGTGGGCCAACTTGTCTGTCAGCTCGGGCAGCTGTGGTTATATATTTTTCCCATTGTTGTAGAGCCTGTGAAGTTACATTGTTGATCAGATCTCTCTGTGCGATATCAGCACGTTTGCCTGACCAACCAGCTCTAGCACCTTGCATGGCTCCACCGCCACCAAAAGCACCTTTGATAGCACCACCTACAGCAGATCCAAACTTTTGTAAGCCAGCTATACCTTTGGGTGTAAAGGCTGCTTCGTCTAAGAACTCATTACTCTTCATCTTTGATTTTCCTAATGCCACGGCTGAATTTGCTAGGGTCTTGGCCCTTGATGGCGTTTAATAAACGGTTTTCTAATTTACCAGCAGTTTCAGCATCGTAGTTTTCACGGATATGTAGGATCAGATTGATAGCACCATTGATGATATGGGTGGCGCGGGTTTCAAGTAGATTTTCCTTATCTTTATGGATCAGTAGCTCATCTAGCTCTGTGAGTATGCTACGGGTGCGTTTCTGCAAGGTTTTTACTCCAATTTAGTATATTTATCGAAGATTAGAATATTTTATTCTTGCGATTTCATACAAGACAGTGTCGTAATCTATATAACGTAGAACCTGAGGATGTGTTGTTTCTTGCATCAGCCTTTCAAAAAATTCAATTCCTTTTTTTGTAGATTCGTGTATCTTAGGTAATCCAAAAAACCAACTTTCGATATCGGCACTGATTGGCGCATATTCTTTGATTAAATTTATAGTGTGCTGTTTGTGATCATAATCTATATCGATAGGTATGAAATCAATTAATTTAGCCGTTTCACCCAATTGGCTATAAACACTCATGCTATGGTGATCGATATACAGGACCTGAGATAATACCTGTATCCACAAGGGGTTTTTTAAAATTTCCTCGATCAATGGATAGTAGGGATCCTTGATAAAAAACTCAACTATTCCTTTCCTATGTTTTATCAGAGGATCTCTGATAAAAGAAAAAACTCTGTCGTGTTCCCAGTCAATCTGTTGGGTATCTGTTTTTTCCCATTTTAACTTTTCGAATAACGATTTGTATAGACTACTAGCACATTTATTATGATAAAAATACACCAAATTGGTGTTAGAGCAACGTGCTGCTGGCCACGAAATATTTTGATCAATGATAGGATTTATATCTGCGTGATTATTCAGCATTCTTAAGGCCAGCTAACATGCTCTTAAGTTTGCTACTGTCAACGGTAGCATTGATTTTAGGTTGATCTTCCGAGGGGCTTACACTGCTGCTTGGTTTGATTTGATTTAGGATATTGGTTGCGCCTACTCCACGTAAACCACTTTCCTGTGCTTCTTCACCTGGGTCTGTGATACGCAGTGTTTCTAAATCATACTCTAAGTCTACCTTTTGACCTACGCCACTTGAACTACGTGTCTTCATCAGTTGTAGTTGATAGCGACCACGCTCACGCATAGCACGACTTGTAAAGATACCAAACACGTTATCTGCTGTGTTGATCTTACTCAAGCCACCTGCGATATGGCTGTGATCAAATTCAATTTCTTCCACCGCTCCACGATTCAATTGACTTGCTGTAATCATTAAAATGTTAAGTTCACGTGCTAAGTTACGCAGTTCTTCTGATACATATTTGTCTTTGACGAACAGATCATTTGGACTGACTTTAGCACTGACTGGCATGACCAAATCTAGATAGTCTACCATGATAAAGTCTACCTTCATGCCTGTCTGCACCTGTAGTTCTTTCAAGTAACTGCGGATCTGATTTACGTTTGACTGTGCTGGCATATACTTGATGCGTAGTGCACCTGATTTCTTACCAGTCATTTTAATCTTCATTTCAACTGTGTCTAGTTCTTTAAACACTTCTTTAGTTGACACATTGGCTACCATACTGTCCATACGCATAGCACACAAGCCTTCACTCAACTCTAAACTCAGATACACACCATTGAGTCCCTGCGTGACCCAGTTGATTGATATATTCTGCATGAATAAACTTTTACCTGATCCAGACCCACCTGCAAAGATATTAAGTTCACCGCGGTTCATACCACCAAATAATCTCTTATCTAGCGTAGGCCAACCTGTTGACACTTGTCCGTTATTGCTCTTGATAGCCATGAGCCTAGCACGTGGATCTAAGAAATAGTCTGTGCCCATGTCTTTAGTTAAACTTATTTGCACTGCGTCTTTAATAAGTTTTTCTACTGGGTCATATTCACCTTTTTCCAACAGGTCAGCTGACTTAAGGATAGCTCGTTCAAGTTCCATTCTGCGAGTAAAACTTTCAAACTCTGTCATGAACCAACTGTAGTGATCTTCTGTGAGATCTGGAACATGTTTTAATTCTAACCCTGTAACAGCTCGAACCTGTTCACTAGTAGGCATGGCCTTGTGATTGTCTGTGTGTTCTCTGATGAACTTGGCCGCTTCTCTCAGACTACGGTCAAAGTTTTCTGCGTTGTAGATGTTTTGGACTCGCACATAACTCTGTGCATCTTGCAACATCATTTCAAGGAATAATTTCTGTAGTTCTGGTGTGTAGTCTTTTGTGCTCATATAATTAATTATACAGTTTCTTTTTCATAAGTTCAATCTTGAGTTTACTCGTCTGCTTACTGTCTAAGATAGTTTTCAACACAAATAGTTTACCATATTTTACCACTGCTTCATTTACATCTTTACAAGTTTCTAACCATACAGGAAAGCTGACACTCCACCCATATTCAATAGCATTGTTGATCATCCGAGCGCCGGCCCGATCTCGATCAGCCACTACGATCACTTCTCTACCCAGACTTTCAATAATGTCTGCTTGTGTTTCATTACATTCATTATTTAACACTGCCACGCCATCTATGCTCATGGCATCAAATGGTCCTTCACAGACTATGACAAACTTGCTGTCTGGCAGTTGATTGTTGATGTTAAACACAAAGTTAGGTTCATAATTACTATAGTATTTGGGTTTGACACTGTCAATGACAGCACGGGCAGTATAACCAATAGTCTGACCTTGCCAAATGAATGGGATGATCACACGCTGATGTAGACTGTGCTCTGTTGAGTCTGTCCAAAGAAAGTCATAACGATCATAGTCCATCTTACGCAGATTGGTATAGTTGACTGCTGAATTTAGTAATCCCGGAACATTCTTGAAATCATCTAACAAATGATGTGACATCATAGCACGAAAGCTGACTGCGGATTCTGGCAAGTCACGGGCTTTGAAATCGATCCGTTCTTCTTCAGCTTCTTGTTTAACCTCTTCTGGTGCAACCAATTCTCTGACACGTATGGCTTCGATAACCAATCTTTTAATGTCAGTATCATCTGCACCTAACCATTTTAATAACTTACGGAATTTGAATGTCAGATGACGGCCTGGTTGATAGCTGGCTTTGAAGTTACAATTAAAACAGTGATAGCTGACTGACCCATCAGCATTAGCAGTTAATCCACCGCGCCCACGGGTATCTGCTGATTCACCATTATGTGGACAGCACACACCATTAAAGCTGGTCCAACCACTAGGTGTGGTTTTCTTCTTTGCAGGTAAGATCGATTTCGTAAAGTCGCTTATGATATTCAGCATATACTATATTATACACTGAACTTTTGGTTAGATCAACCTATAATCCAAATCTACTACGCACTGCTTGATAGTTTTGATCTATTTGGACATTACTAAACGCAGTGTTGTAAATGCGGACAACACCTAAGCGTCCGCCCCAATATTCAGCGTTGTCCCAACGACGCATCAATACTATACCACCTTGTGAACTGGTAGATGTACCTACATAGGTTGCGCTTTGTACCAAAGTATTATTCACAAACAGTTTAATCGTCGTGCCATCATAGGTGCCTATGATATGATTCCACGTATTGGTACTTAATGTATAAGGTGAGGTAGCGTGCCAACTACCATCCCAGAATCCATTTTGTAAGCCACCAGTGGTATCACTGCCTAGGCTGAAGTTGATCTTGCTGGTACCACCAGGATATTGTTCTGTAAGTATACAAGGTAATGATCCCGTGTTGGTATTGGTAAAATAGTGCCAGGCTTCTACAGTCCAGCGTGACAGATTACCAAAGCTCTGATTTGGGCTGTAAGCATATTGACTGCTGCCAGGCACAAAGTTTAGGTATCCACCATTGTTGCTGCTGAATGTAGGACTACCGCTTAGGGTAAATGATAAGCCGTTAGCAGTATCACGCCAAGTGGTGTTGCCAGAGAAACTTGATGTTAATCCAGCGTCTAGGTTTAACACAAGGTTGGCAGTGATGTAGGTCGTTGAAGATGCACCGTATATGTTTGTGCCTTGTAAACTTATTCCATTGATATCCATGATTATATCCCAAACCTTGAGTGATATTGTGTCCATAGGCCCTGTATGTCTGCGGTGCTTAATGTACCATTGTAGACTTTGACAAAGCCAATGTTACCTGTTTGGACTTCAACACCACCGCTA